GTTTCAGTTTCTTTCTTACTTTGAATAGAAGTCTTTTCAGTTCGAATAGCATTTCTTAATTGCTTTCTAATCTTAAGAGCTTCATGCTTTAGCATTCCAGAATCTTCCATTCTATCTAAAGACTCATCTACATCATACTCATCCATACCTGTAGCTTTCATGTCAGCCGACAACAGCTCTCTGTCTGTTAGTTTAAGGTATCCTTCGTACTTTTCTGTAGTATCATTGCTAGCTTTAGGTTCGTTTTTAGAGCTTAAAGCTTTTACAATATCCTCTTTAGACGCTCCTTCTATTCCTAGTTGTTCTGCTACCGCATCCCAGTTAACCTCATTGGTTTCTGTAGTTTTTTCTGTAGTTTCCTCTTTAGCATCAGTTACCGTTGCATCATCATCCCAATCATCATCTATTTCCTCTACTTCAGTTTCAGCTATAGTTTCTTCTTCAGTTTCTTCTACTCCCCAATCAAAATCTGAATCATCATCTTCTTCAACTTCTTGAGTTACCTCTTCTGTTGTTTCTGATGTAGTTTCAGTTTCCTCTACCAGAGCCGTAGGCTCTTCTTCGGTAGATTCTTGCTCATCAACATGACCTACTTTTTCTACTAAGTTGTCAAGTCCAGCGAAAGCATCAGGATTAAATTCCTTTACCTCTTCGCTAATTGTCTCTTTTTTTTCCATTGTTTCTTCCATTTTGCAATATTACGAATTTTTTTTTAATTCTTAATCTGTCCTTTAAGTTGACCTTCCATTTGATTCAGCGCAGCATCAGCTCTTTTTGTACCATATTGGTCGTCAGAAAGAATTTCTGCTGTTTCTAATTTAGATTGATGCTGAATTTCAGCAACTTTAATTTTGGTATCATTATCAAGTTGATTCATTTCAACTTCTATTTGTAATTCACGTTCTTTAGCTTCAGCTTCTGCTTGAGCTTGCTGTTGCATTGCTTGTTGTTGTTGAGCTTGCATTTCTTTTGCAGCCTCTAAGCCTTTTTCTAATATATGCTCGGCCTCAGTTAATGTATCAGACTTAAATATTCTTACAACATCTAACATATCTATTTGACCGCCTTGAAGAGCGGACTGAGCTAATTGAGTTACAGCTTCTTTCATTCTTTCGTCCTTACCTCCATCACCTAAGAATACACCATAATCATTTAAGGATACTTCTGGTAATATAGATATAAACTTATAAGTTCCATCACCAAATACTGTTGCAGTTTTTTTACCTGTACTCCAACATATTTTCATAAGGTTAGCGCAACGCATTAATACATCTTGTTTAACCATGTCGTGAGACCAGAACCAAGATCGAGTAATAGTTGCGGATTGTACAACAGCTCTTTGTTGATTACCAACTTGCTCGTATTGCTCTACTTGACCTTCACGCTGCCTAGTTACACCAGACACCTGACCAGCCATATCTTCCAGCATCACTTTTAGATTTATAAGTTGCTGTACAGAGCTAGACAATGTAAAGTCTATTTGCTGGAATTGATTAAATGTTTGTGCCTGTAAACCTTCATCCTTAGAATTTATAGGTATAATACCATCATTTTTAATGTGGTACATTATATCCTGCATGTTCATTCCAAGATTAGCTGGCATTTGAGCTACATCATATACAACTGCTTTACCACCTGATCTAGCCATAGATAATTCTATGTGATACATAGTAATATTGTAAAGCATTTGCACATTCTTAAGTAGATCAACCATAGAAACAGGATTACCTGTAGTATGGTTTCTTATTACGCCAATATAGCTTAAGTTAGCTGCACTAGGGTCATCTAAAGAACGTACTTGATTAGGGACTCGCTGACAATTAACCATAATCGAACCACCAATCTTTGTAGCCTGCCAAATGTCATCAACAACAACCTTACGAACTTTTTCACCTTTACGTTTTTTATATTTATCAGAAACCATCTTTCTAAACGGCTTCTCATTATCATGTTTATTAGGGCTTAACTTGTATTGTATCTTTCTTAAAGATCTCCATTCAGCATGAACGACTTTTACTCTAAGCTCACCTGATTCTCCTCTAGCGTACCAGTTTCTATATTCAGAATGCTGATCTATTTTGTTTTGCTGGGACATAGACTCTATAAGACGTATTTGCTTATCATCTAGCTGCTCACCAAACTCATCTATAATATCACTGGGTGATAACCACCTTTCTTCTGTTACCCAGTTAGCCTCACCTAAATCGTCAGTCTCACTAGTCAAGTCATAACAGAGTGACCTTGGGTCTACGCGCCTAACCTGTGGGTCGCTATCCTTAATTTCTACGCGATAGCACTCCTTACCAGTTATTAGTAGATCCCTAAAGCCCTCCTTGAATTTGTTTTTAATCTTATATTTATTAGTTAAAAACTCTAATCCATCTTGAACAGCTTCCTCTATAGACTCTCTGTAGTTGTATCTCATAAAGGTATCGATGTCATCTGGGATAGGAATTTCCTGCCCTTCGTTTTTAACATCCATACCTAACTTCTTCATCTCCTCTTTAACCTCACCTAAAAGCTTATTCATGACCATAGTTACTTTCTGGTCTTCTTTTCTATTAATAGCTTCTTGGTTTATGGTTACGACTTTGGTATCTAAAGGTCTATGTAAATCTTCACCTAATAATAAATCTATTTTAGGTTGTACTATTGGGTAATTAACTAGTCGAGCTGGATAGTTATACCCATATTGTTCTGTAAGGTATTTATAATCATCTCGATTAAAGTCACCATTATATATGTCGTAATTTCTTACATCTTTTAATTGATACCTGTTCTCAGGACTATCTACATGACCAGTGTGATTAACAATTGCATCAAGCATATGTTCACACCACTTCTTATCTTTTTTAGAGTCAGGTAGTAGTTGACTAGGAAAGTTCTTCATTATTTTATATGTTTAACAGGTATTCCATTACTATCGTATTTATAATATACAAATCCGCTTTCTTTTATAGATTCTTTTTCTCTATCTTTAACTTCAATTGCAAAGTTATCATTTTCGTGGATTAAACACAAACCAAATGCAATTGCTCTATCCGTGTTGCGTGAACCCCAATCGCATAGCTCATCTAATAGGTCTATAAACCAGATTTCGTCACCCCTTTCTTTTATGTAGTCATACATTAATGACTCCATATACGCTTTAACTTGTTTGTTCATGTGCACACCATAGTTATTTCTGGTTTTAGTACCAGGTGAGTGTGCTGATCTAGGTTTAGTCTTAAGATACTTTTGAGCTCTGTTTCTCAAAAAGTAGTCTAATATACCAATTTTTGTATATTCAACTAGCATTTTTGCATTATAATATACTGCAAGCTTCAAACAACCTTCGTAAAATTGATCTGCTGTTTCAGGTCTATCAGTGTATTCAGCTATTGGTAATCTATATGGTTGATTAGTATCTGCTATCCTTCTAAATATAATTGCAGAACCAAGAGATTCAGATGCACCAGCTTCGTCTTGGTCATATGAGTCAATGCCACCAACATCTAACCCCTGAAGGTTAGGTTGTGGTTCGTGTAATATTTTATAAGGACCATGAGGGTGTGGCGTAAACTTAACTTCACTAGTTAGCCCATCATCATTTATTACCCAGTCAAGGTTACCAGTTGTAATATGTTGCTCTGGATCTGCTAGTGTTTGAACTCTAGCTCTCTGCTGATTAAGCAATGCTATGTCAAACCTAGAACCTTTTGTTTTAAGGAAAGCTTCCTGTACAGTTAAGGGGTAGTTTTGTAAATGCAAATTGTATGCCTTACTATCTCCACCGCCATCTAATATCTTTTGACGCTCTCCTTCTATATATTCATAAGCTTTCTGCTCATCATCAACTCCAGTCTTAGGGCTAAAGAATCCGTGTAACGCTCTTGATGCAGGAATAAACATCGGAATAAGATTAAATGCATCAGCATTATAATACATATCCATAAAGTCAGCAGACGCTGCATCAATATCACCACCAGTACCACCCACTACAGGTACTCCATACTGCATTGCTCCATCCATGAAACAAGCTTTCGATGACATGTATGCATTCTTCAATCTCTTGAACTCACCTGCTTCCTCAAATATCATTATAGATAGACGCTCACCTTTATATACTTCTGGATCATCCATGGTTCTACAGTGTATTACAGACTGATAGCCACCTATCTCCCAACGCCCTTCAGCGTTCTTCTGCCTATACCCTGCCCGTAACACATCCTTAGTATCCTTTAACCACCCGTGCCGAAAATTAGGATGTTGATTCATCAACCCTTTTTTTGTTTTCTCAAAAAACGAGTTAGCTGTAACACCGAGTCCAGCCGCAATTCCTACTTCGGAATGCGGAAAGAAAGTAAATTCATGACCTACCAGTCCAGAGTTCATATAAGAGAACCCTTTATCCCTAGCTTTAATAACGATCATTCCTTTACCTTCCTTACGACAGGTATCAAATAGCATAAAGTACTCCTTATCCATATCTCTATACCATGGGTATATAAGAGATTTACGGTTTGAGTCTGTACCATCATTACCAAGTATCATATAATAGTTTAGATACCAATAATAATTACCAGGTATCCACTCCCCACCAGGAGGTTTATAACCGTGAATACATCGGTGCATTTCTTCTTCCCAATAATCTTGATATACTAAACTGTCTGCGTCTAGCTTTGGGTGACCATGATTAGGTATAGGCCTATAGTCTTGTACGTTAAATTTCTTAGGCATCCTTAAGTCTTACAGCTCTATCCTCTAAAAAGCTTAGAGTCTGTTCACCACTAATTGTTTTTCTCTCACCTCTACGCTCAATAGCTTCTAAGAGAACAGTTCTTGTTCCTAGCAGCTTCTCTATACCAATCATAACCTTCTGCAACTCTTCTGCAGTCTCCTGATCCAAGTGCCAATTATTAATTAATGTAGTATACTGGTCTATCTTTTTGTTAAAGGCCTCTAACTGATCGTCAAGAGGATCTCTCTGTAGTGCTCTATAC